CACTTTACAGTATCTGATTCAGAATGGACAAATGGAAATGATGACAAGATGCTCGCCATGCTGTTCGCCAGCGTTGACGGCATCAGTAAGGTTGGTAGTTATAGTGGACCCGGTGGAGTAGTTACTATTACAACTGGTTTCCAGCCTAGATTTATCATGGTGAAGAAAGCGAATGATTTAGGTAGCTGGCATGTTTTCGACACAACCAGAGGCATGGGTTCAGGTAATGATCCAGTTTTAATGCTCAATAATAGTAACGCTCAAGTAACAGTTGATTATGTAACTCCAAGTTCTACAGGTTGGTCAACAACATCTGGAAACTTATCAGAAGGTGATTACATTTATTATGCTCATGCCTAAATGGAAATCCCATCCATCTAGTTTGCATAGGTGCAGAGAATAGCTAGGCTTATATAGCAAGGAAAAATTTTTATGAGAAAAATTATTGATGCTATATCAATAGCGTCTTTTGCTATCTCCCTAACTATGGCTATAGGAGGTGGTTACATTTATATGAAAAGAGTGGATTTTATGAATCAAATGATGCTGACTCTTCAGGATCAAATGATTGATGTTATTCAAAATCAAATAAAAATGCCAAAGGTAACAGGGCCAGCATTGCCATTTAAGTAATGATTCAATTCAAGTCATTTAACGGCCTAACTTCTTTAGTTCTGGGCGGTGGTTTGATCGCTACGAATTTTATGAGTCTTAATTTATTGGCTCGCAAAGATTCGGGCATACCTGATATATCAAAACTTTCCAGTACCCCCTACAGTTCAATTCAAATTAGGAGCGAAGTTAAACCCGATGGTGCAGAGGAGTGGATGTTTAATTCTAAGCAACACGATCCAAAGCTAATAACAACAATCACAGATGAATCTCAACCTACATTTAATGGAAAAGTTAAAGAGAAATATATTCATAAACAATCTGTGGCTCAGTTCATTACATACCCGCAAGGCTCAGACGGAAAACTTACAGATAAACAAATTGAATGTATTGAAAAAATGGCACAAGGTAGAAGTAATGGACAACTGATTGCGGATAGCGCAAGCGTCCAGGTGACACCAGCCATAGCCAGCGTTCCAATCGTAGGGCCAGTATTAGCAGGAATATTTTTTGGTCAGGCTAGGAAACAGGTGGGCAGCCTTGCAAGCGAGGCGGCTGGTCAATGGAATGATTGCTAAGTGAAGATTGAAAAGATAGAAGTAGAGAAAGTTGGAATACCAAAAATAAATAGTCTTCCTACTACTCCTCAAATAACAAGAGAATTAAATGTAGAAAAGCCAGGGTTTGATTTTATCTTTCCGTTCTTTGAACCGATGAGATATAACCCTGTAAAAATGCAAACTTTAAAAAAACCTCCTACCCCTACACCCCCTGACGACAATTCTAAATCGCAAAAAAACAAGAAAGATAATGACTCGGATGTAAATACTGGATTGGTTGATTTAGGTGATGGAGAAATTGAATGTCCAGCTAAAGATCAACAGTATCGGTTAGGGGATATAAGAAATGCAAAGGCGAAAGAGAAGGTGATTGGATTTGAAGTAGTTGGTGATAAGTGCCTTGAGATATGGGGGCCAACTAATATTGCAGATAAATATCTACCAAGTCCTTCTGTCGCTGCAACAACATTTGGAATCACTTTAGTAGCTACCAGCGCAACTCTTTTGACTCCTATCTTGACCAAAGCATTGAAGCCAATATTTAAAAAATTAATAGCTAAAGTTAAAAAAATGATTGGTAAAAAACAAAAAGTATTATCTACTTTTGAGCGTCGGAAGTTACAGAGAGATCGGAAGAAATAGCATGAGTATGTTTCACATTAGGAGGAGAAACTACTTTTACATCTGCACAAATCTTTGCCATTTCTCCAGTAAAAATAATACCCTCCTTAATGTATTTTCCACAACTTGCTAATCTCGACATTTCATAATTTAACCGCTTTGAAGCTAGGGATGCTTCATATAATTCAACTTGTCTTTGCATCCCAAGCTTGCAAAGCTTCTGGTATCTGAAAGATAATGGAATACTGAATGTAGCGGTTATGCCGCCGTTCAAACTTGTATTAGACTCTTGCATCCCTGTTCTTACTGACTCTGTTCTGATTATTTTAGTAGGCTCATCTGGTTCGCCGTCTCCAATAGGATTATTATCTGCATCAAAAGCACCCTCTATATCTTTAGTTGAATAGATAGGTCTAGAATAATACGGCTGATAAGGCGACCCAAAGCTATTGGTATGACTAAGGAATGGCGATATATTTAATGTTGCTCCTTGACAAACTTGATTAGCTCCTAACTGGTACTGGAACTGCCTTGAGGGGACTATTTGTACGGCTTGATTAACAACAGAACCTGTAGATTGTGAGCTTGTATTAATACTTTGTGCGAAGGATTTAACAGGTAAAGTAATAAATAAAAGAGCTAAATAAAGATGCTTCATTGAAAAGTACTCGTACTATCTGAAATACTTTCTATGGTTTGCTCCTCAATTATTTTTGTCATAGATTTTATGCCTGGTGTTTCTAGCGTTTCATAGTAACTAAAGGATGCACCTTCGCTAACTATTGAGTACTGAGGCTTAGTTGAGAGATCTGGCATGACGTAAGTTGTAGCGACTCCTGATACAGTTCCTGGTGTTTTAACAAACCCTGAAGGTGCAATATTTGTTGTTGATGGTTTGACGTTGACCCCACCAACTGTCAGGCTATACCCTGTCCTGAATTCATAAATAGTCAAGTCACGATTGATCACACTTTTAGTTTCGGTGTGATTATTTAAAACTCCCTGCTGAAAATTTGGCACTATCTTTTCTGCCCTAACTTGTGGGGCAAAAATAATAAATAGAAGTGCAATCTTAGTCCACTTTGATTTCATTAATTATCTGTCCTAGTGCAACAGTATTTGCCCCTCCCGCAGTTATTGTGAGCGCTTGATCAGTAATAGTTGAGGCAAGGCTGCCCGCCGTCCCAGAGGCCGTCGTAATAATGTCTGAGAAATTGGGCGTGGTTCCTGTAGTAACTGCGCTAGTTGGAACTACATCGCCAGTAGTCAGCGAAGCACTGAAACTAAATGCGGCCCCTGGAACGTCTTGAGTTACAGCAATCGCACCTGGAACATAAAGACCTGAAGTTACAGTCCCTGCTGAAATTGTGTTAGCCGTCGTGCCATCCGTCGTGTCAATTCCGCTGCCCGAAATAGAATACGATGTACCAACACGTTTTGCATGGGTCGCTGCGGCTCCCACAGTAAGAGAAGATGATTTAGAAATCGTATGCTGAATATCAGCACTAACTGGTAATGGTGCAGCTAATAGGAAAAGAATTAGTAGTCGTTTCATGTTGTCTCCAAGCGACCACTAACAGGGTCAATAGGTTTCTTTGTGATTGGATCAATCTTTGGTTTGTCAGCCCGAATTTCAATGGGTTGAAGGATTCTTACAACAGTTTCTGCACAGTTGTAGCTACTTCCACTACCATTTTGACCTTCTCCGTTTTCCCTTTTCTTCTTTTTGCTCATACCTCCTATCGAAATACCATAAGAAGCAAGCAGGTTTCCTAATAATCCAGCGCTATATGTAGCGTCTATACGTTGTTCAGGTATCTCCATCCCAAACATTTTTGGGGGCAATTTTATGTACGCAAGAGAAATTATTGCCAAGCACCACAAGGTCAAACTCGCTCTCACGACATTTGATATATAGAACATGATCATCTCCTGGTATTCAGGAGTATCGTCCTCTTCTTCAGCTTTGATTACTTCTTTTTCTTTTGGTGGGGCGGTTGTTGCCATGTGCGAAACTTTGCATCTATGCAGACTTAGTTTAGTATCTAATTGTTAAGTAACAATCAAGTTATGAAAAATGACGCTGAAAATTTAGCTGAACTTCAAACTTTGACGATAGAAACAGTTATTGATCGTATAAAAAAAGGTAGTTACGACAAAGATGGAAACCCTCTTCCTGTATCAAATGATGACCTTAGATTAGCTGCTCAATTACTTAAGCAAAACAATATAACTGCCAACCTTGCAGAGGCAGATAACGAAAGATTAAAATCACAAATGGCTAAAAAATTAGATTTCTCTACAGTAAGGAAAAAGTTAGAGAATAATATTGCTAACGCCTGACACCACCGTAAGCACCTGAGCTTGGTTGTGGTTTAAATCCACATGCTAAATCATCTAAACTTGCACCAGTTTCATCAAACCAAGCATCTCTAATTAAATCATCTAACTCTTCCTGACGTTCTCTTTTTTGTCTAACTTGATCTTGTGCAGCAGCTTCCGTAAAGAACTTAATTCCTAAACTAAGAGCATCAATTTTATCGTCGAATAACAAGCTCCCACGATCCGTCGTTATTCTGGACATTCCATAAAGCAAAGATCTTTGATGGCCTGATTCTGGATCACGTTCAGCCGTTGCATAATCCTTTTTAATTACATCTGTGCTGACAACCATTCGATGTTGTTGAATTAACGGTGCGAGAGTATCAACAATACGTCTTTCCTTTTGGATGCTGACTCTAACTTCTTCTATTCCAACAGGATAAATTTTATTCATTACTGGCTGCAATAACGCTGTAAACATGCCATCACCCATATTTGATTCAGCAACGACTTGAGTTACATTCCATTTTTTTGCAACTTTCGCTAATAGCTGTAAAACCTCAACTTCATATCCTCTAGTCGTACCACCACTTTCTAAAACAAAGAAATTACCATTGAGTTCTGCTATGCAGGCCCAAGCTAATTCGTCGCTGCCTCGGCCGGAGGGGTCCACAGCGAGAACACAACGCCACTCATCTTTCGTCGGTATCCACCCGTTAACAGCCGCAGGACGGTGGTAATAACGATCAGCACCCATTCCAACACAAATCAAATTCTGGATCCTTAGATCGGGGCTATTGCCCCATATAGCTATTTCAGGTAAAGCCTTCCCATCTAAATCCATCACAATCAAATCACTTAATCGGATTGGATAACGATCAAGAGTACTTAAACGACAATTCAACTGAAACTGCAATTGAACTGCTGATCTTGTCATCCTTGTTTCACGCTTTAGCAATTCCTCATGCCCAAAGCGTTCAGGATCAGTTGGGTTTCCAGCTACTTCTGGATTCTCTTCAACAGTCGATGCAATATCAGGTGCTAAAAATCCTTCATAACAATCCCATTGCTCAGAATCTTTTGGATCAGGAAACCTCGCAGGCCAAAAACGAATAGCATAACTCCTCTCCCTCACTAGCTTTAGGTAAAGACTGGACTCCAAATGCGGAGTTCCTAGGTATCTAATTTGCCTTGGAAAAATCTGTTTCTTTCCTCCCATCGTGTAATCCCTTTTGCCATTCGGATCAAACCCAGGATCATCTGGTTTAATGATTGCCTCTAATTCCGTTACCGCCTGCGCTAATCTTTCCTGCTTTAACGGTGTAATTGAATTATTTAAAGTCTCAATGTCATCAGGCAATGCCAAAGTACAACGCTTTCCAGTCAAACTTGGACTTAATATCCCAACTGTTCTAACACTTGGACTCTGATCAATAACAGCAGGCCCAACATCAAATGCTTTAAAACTTGATCTTCCATCTGGTCTTGGTTCTAAACATCTCAAAATATCAACATCCCTGATACATCTAGCCATAAATGTCGCTACCTCCTCTGCTTTCTCAGCAGTTGCAGCAGGAATCAAGATCTTTTCAGTAAATGGATCATGCCTTAATCGCCACAAAGCATAAGCACCACTTTCAAATGATTTCCCCAAACCACGATACGCAGTTGTAATGCAACGATCTGGCCCATTCTCTAACCATTCCGCTACTGATAACTGCCTTAACGTCGGAGTATCAGCCAAACCCAATTCCCTTAACAAGTAACAAAGGAAATTTTTAAAAGGCCACAATTCTTCTGGTAATGGTTCCCAATTCATAAACAAAGCCCCCCTATCTTTTTAGTGACAGAGAGGCTTTGCCAACAACCACCAACCAAAATGGCTGGCAGGCTTTCCAGTACCACCTGGAATAGCATTTTCATTCTAACCCTCATCCACACTATCGTCCTCTTCCTCCTCTTTTACCTCTTCTTTAACTTCTTCAACTTTTTTAGCAACAGTTCCGTCTTTTGCGGCCTTTGCTTTCTCATATTCAGCAACAGGTACATCACTCCCATATCTCTGAATACCTAACCTCATCCTTTCTTCATTTGATACATACATGGGTGCAATCCTTAGTTTCTGATACTCACTATATTTCACAAATCGTTTATTGCCTCCTCAAATTGACTTTGTAAATATCCTCGCCTCTTTACTCCTCCCACACTCGCAAAATGTGGATTCAATAAAAAGTAAACATCCCCACTCCTTTTCTCCCTAACTCTTACAACTAACAACTCCTTCTTTAACCTTCCCAACGACATTACACATACAGAATCTTTTATGTTCAACTTCCTCGCCAATGCCCTGGCAGTTAACCTAACTCTCCCCGTCCTCCAGTTCATTTCACTAATTAATCCCACATATACAGCCATATCCCTTAACTCCAATCTCCTCTCACTTATTAACCCAAATACATTCTCAAATTCTTCTTGGTGAAGCATAACAAAATTCTCGAATCCATTAGACTGCATTAGTCAGACCTCCTTGCCTTCTGACAGTCCCCTAACCCTAGGGTCACTCCTGATTGGTGTTTGCGAAACGGCCCAGTCAGGGGAGGGGATCTTATATATGTAAAGTGAATCATACATCAACACACCTGCATTTCAACTGCTTTCACAATTACCTACTTCGACTTGCACTATGATCTCTATACTGGTAACAATAAAAATGTAGGTTCGTCCCCACCTACTAACGCAGAATAAAACAATACAACTTAAACTCCTCACACACAAAAAATCTGACTCAGGGTTCGCATAATTCCCTGGGTCTTTTTTTTTCATTTTTTACCTCGCATTTTTAGGTGGGTACCTCTACAGCGCTTGGCGCTCATACCCCCATAGCCCCCTTTAAAAAATCATAGAAAAATAAAAAAAGATCAAAAGAATCAATAAAAAAATGGCTATGGGGTGGGGTGGGGTATATCTATCTAGTGACTGATTGAATTGACAGAAGATTAACAATCCGATGGGTGAAGGAAAGAATGATGTGAGGTGGTCAGGGTGAGGTGTGAAGGGGTGGAGAGAAGGTGAGAGAGAGTGATAATTGTTGTAGATAGAGAGTTTGCCTTAATGCCTTCTATTGCCATCTTTGAGACAATCTGCTATATATAAATAACTGCAATACACCAATGCAGAACAACAACCACCAACAACCAATTAAGTCTTATGGCTACTAAAGAAAGAACTAAGAAGGCAGCAAAACCAACACCAGAAGAAAAGCTATGTGGGGAATTAATTGAGTTAATGGAAAAGGGAAAGAATCCCTGGAGAAAAGAATGGTTAAGTAAGAATGACGGAAGGCATCAGAATTTAATTACAGGTAATTTTTACCATGGTGGAAATGTGGCATTGCTTGAGATGTACGCAATGGCAAGGGACTATGAAGAAGCCTTGTGGTTAGGTGCTAATCAGGGAATCAAGGCTGGTCTAAGAATTAAGAAAGGAAGTAAGGCTGTTTATATAACTAGACCACAGTTGAACGCTAAGGAAGTAGAAGACAAGAACGGAAAGCCAAAGCTAGACAATGATGGCAATCCTGTTATTGCTGCATGGACTAGTTATAAGGCTTGTGCAGTATTTCATGTTTCCTGCTTTGAAGGTGAAGGGTTAGAGGAAATGAAGAAGAAAGCACTAGGAGAAGAACAAGTAAGGAATGAAGAGCCTAAGCGCTTAGAGGACTGCGAAAATGCTGCTAAGGCATATCACAAGCAAGAAGAGCTTGAGACTGTCTGGATTGGTTCTAGAGCGTGTTACAAGCCCTCTAGAGATCAGATCAACATACCTGAAAGAAGATTGTTTGATAACTCAGAAGCTTTATATGCAACTTGGTTTCATGAAATGGTTCATTCAACTGGACATGAATCAAGGCTTAATAGATTAAAGGCTGCAAGCTTTGGAAGTAGTGAATATGCAAAGGAGGAATTAGTCGCAGAACTTGGCGCTTTTCTTATATGTCATAGGTTGCAGATTAGTTCTAATACAACTAACCATGCTGCTTATTTAAACAGTTGGATTAGTTCACTTAGACAAGACCCTAAATATCTATTTAAAGCACTAGGAAAGGCTACAAGCGCAGTAAATAGAATCTTAGGAAGTGAGGTTACTAAATAATAATTAATCTATCCCTGAAGCCTTCTTAAATAGTGGGCTTCATGGATGGCTTAAATGTCATCTATTAAACAACCATCAACCGAGGTAAATTATGCCTATCAACCATGATGATGAATTTCATGCACCTATTAATTATGGGAATCGTTTCCCTGAAGATTGGTCTTTTAATGATCTTGACGATGATCTAGTAGAAATTGAAGTTCATTGTGGGGAATATATTCCTGACTCAAATGAATTAATGGCTGATTCTTTAGAAGTAGGAGGCCTTTAAAATGCCTAATGAATTAAACAAAAATGGTGAATACTATCAAGGCTATTTAATGCCTGAAAAGTTCTCAAGATGGCTAGATTCTTGCCCTCTTAACTGGCAAATGGTCAGCATTGGAAAGGATAGAGGAACTTATATGTTTTTTGTTGAAGATGATTTAGACAAAGACTTAGTAGAGATGAAAGTTAACTGTGGTGAATATGTAGAGAATGATAAATAAATGGTACATCATCCAATACAAAATGTTTATTATCCAATTAGAACTAATTGGGTTAATAAAATAAATAACACTACTAAAGAAAAGATTTATCTAGCTCAAAAGAGAATAGATGAACTCACTAAACTTATTAACTATTGGAAAACAAACAATGTTAAAAACAATGCCAATTAAGTCTACCAAAAAAATCATTTGCAAGCATGGAAATTGCAACGTAATTGAACTATTTAAACCAGTTCATAGGTACTCTCGTTGCGGCTCTAGTGGCAAATTATTGAAATGTCCAAATTGTGAATCAACTAAACTTGTTTTTAATTTGGCATGGCCTTCTCTTACATGTCAGTCATGCAAATTATCTATTGATAAGTATGACTACATGATTGAAAACGAGGTTGATTAAAACAATGAAAAACAATCAACTTAGGATAGAAGAAATTAACTTACCTGATCCTGATAAAGCCGCTATTTATGCGGCTCAGGAGGACGCATGGTTTCATCATCTAACTGACCAATTCCCAGAACCATTAAAGGAGGAAAACTAATGTCATTCAAACCAACTGAACAAGCTGATCCTGCACAATTTAAAAACATGCAGGACTTTAATAAAGCTTTTAAAAAAAGAGAAGATGCTTTTTTTGCTATGAAAAATGCTCTTGAATCTTATGAGGTTGATGATGATTTTTCAAAAGCAATGTCAAAAGCTCAAATATTAGTTGATCTTGCAAAAAACATATTAGATAAACATGAAATTGTGTTTGATTCTGTAGAGGAAATTTATACTACAGAACAGAAACTAAGAGATTTAGATCAAAGCTTTAAAAAGGAGGTCAAATGACTAAAGATAAAATAGATTTTGATGATCTTGGTTACGAGTTAGCGAGGGCTAGGCAACTATCTCAAGGGGATAGATTAAATGTCATGGAATCATTAGCTACTTTTGCACAAAGGCTGGGTAGCTTAACGAAAGAAATAAAGACAGTGTTTAAATTAATTCATCAATTAAAAGAGAATCAGGAAACGATAGCGAAAGCGCTTAATCATGTCTTGATTCATGCTGAAAATAAAGAGTTGTGGATTGAAATTTCTAAGGAGGAGGAAGATGAACAGAGTCTTTAAATCTGACGCTGAAATTGATCTCAATAGGTGTGCAAATGCCTTAGAAAAGCTGGTTAAATTAATGGAATCCAGTCAAAAACGAGGTCTAGCAACGAAACCTAAAAGCAAACCAAAAGCAAAGGAGGTTAAAAAATGATTGATACTCACAAGTTTGCAATGTTTTTAAGTGAGTTTCGCAAGAGTAGTAGGCAAATTTCTACTACACAGGTGGAGGCGTTCTTATTGGTTGCTTCAGGTGTTGACAACGTGAGCGATTTACAACAAGCAATGTTTCTTAATGATGGAAGTCCATTTCCTAGATCAAGTGCTGGTCGAATTGTTAATTACTTAAGTGGTAGAGGCCGTTACTCAGAAGGGAAGTGGATTAATCAAGGAGGTGAGCCATTGATTAAAAGAAGAGAACATCCACATAAACAAGGCTATCAATTGATACTTACTGATGTAGGAAAAGAGCTAATTGGCAATTATTTGTGTAACTAGATACAGTAGTATGTACATGTGCAGATGCATTGTAATAACGTTCTTGTCTCCTAGTGATAGGCGACGCACTTAGGAATAAACGAACTTCGCAAACAACTGAATGTCAACAGAGCTTTTATTGAGCGTTACCATACCTCTTGAAAGTGGCTACAAAGAGTTTAATCTCTTCGCCTCATATGGTTTTCAAAAAGTTTTCAAAAAATTAAGCAATGGACACAAGGAACAAAAGCAGGTTAAATTTGATCTGCAAAGCTGCATATCTCCTAGGGGTAGGAGGCACTACAACGGATGGATTTATTTGAACTGGAGAAGGGTCTTGAAGCCTTTGCCACTATTAATCCAACAGGGATGCCACTTCATCACGTCCAGGTATTTATCTTTGTTTGTCAGAACGAGGGATGCACCTATTCAGAGATAGAAGAGGCGTTAAACCTGACTAATTCAACAGTGAGCAGAACTATTAATGCTTTAGGCGAAATTCATAGAAAAGGATATAAAGGCTTTGAATTATTAGAGGTTCAACCTGACCCAGAAGAAGGCCGACGCTTTTGTGTTTGGCTAAAACCTAAAGGCAAAGCATTAAAACGCCAGCTAGACAAAATTTAAACAACAACCACCCAAACCATTATGGACACCAGAATTGATTTCATTCGTGAAAGATGCCCACAGTTAGAAAAACTATGGGAAAAATACGAGAAGTATCACCGACAGTTCAATACGTTTAGTGCGTCTTCCAATTATTTTGATTTTTGCGTTGATGATCCTTTTATTAAAGATACAGAAGAAGTTATTTTTGAATGCTATGAAGAAGGGGTAAAAATTATTTATCTTTTCGATGAAAAATTTAGAGAAGATCATTCAATGACGCATGAAGAGTGCCTTAAGTACTTAGATCAATTACCAAAAGCCTGGTACAACTGCACTAAGAACGAGTCTTACAAGTAAACAACAACCACCAACCAAACTGAATCATGCTAGGAACTATCCGCAAAGCCCAGAAGGGCTATATCGTTGATGTCACTATCAATGGCGCTAGAAGAAAAACAAGTTGCAAGACAAAACAAGATGCACTTGCAAAACAAAAAGAATTTAACGAGTTATTTAAAAAGAAAGCTCAAAGAAAATCACCAGTAAAACTGCATATAACTTTAGGTGAAGCGCAGAAGTTAGCAGAACGAACAGTATGGAAAGACCTTGCTTCAATTAAGACTTGTATTGGTGGAAGTAATGAAATTATTAGATTTTTTGGCGAGGATTTTTTATTAAAAGATATAGATGCAACTCAGTGGAATGATTTCAGAGAAGATCAATTATCTGAGGACAGACAACCGACAACAGTTAATAAGAAAACGACTTATTTAAAAGGGATGATTGGCGCTGCCATTACCTTTGGTCATTTAAAAGAATATCCAGTATTGCCACCAAACTTAAAAGATGTAAAAAGACCTAAGAGAGTATTTTCAGAAGAGGAAGAGGCTTTCTTTATTAAATACTGGACTGATTGCGGCTATATACAGTTGGCTGATCTATTCAAGTGGTCATTAGATATGTGTACGAGGTGGGGAGAATCTATGAGAGTAAAAGTTAAGCATGTAAATTTAAAAACCAAGGAAATTCTTATTTATAAATCAAAGAATGGAGATCCAAGAACTATACCTATGACTAAACGAGCGTATGAAACAATTAAGCCTTGGGTAGAAGGTAAAAGAAAGGATGATTATGTATGGAGAGATGAGATTACTTACAACATTTTAAGAAGATTAATTAAAGAAGTTAAAAGAGAAATGGACTTGCAAGAGGATAAGCGATTGACTTGGCATTGCACTAGACATACTTGTGCCACAAAGATGGCAAAAGCTGGCGTTCCTCTATTAGAAATAAAACAATTTGGAGGATGGAGAAGTATTGCAGCAGTGCAAGTTTATTTACATACAAATACTATGGCTTTAAGTCGTTGCGTTGAGGCTCTTGAAAGTTAATACCAGCGACGAGACTTGAACTCGTACGACCATTGCTGATCTCAGGATTTTAAGTCCTGTGTGTCTACCAATTCCACCACGCTGGCAAGTGGTTTTTACAATCCTATAACCCTAGGTGAAACTTGCCCACAATCATGCGTCTACCAAGACCAAATTTTTGCACTTTTTACTCCATGATCTACAATCAAAATAATGAAAGCCCTTTAGTGCCAGTCAGTGTTCTTGATGAAACCACCAGACTTAAAATCCGTTGGCGACCATTCCACCAGTGCAAAGTAGTTCCAAAACCTAGTGTTTCAGCGAAAGATAAGGGCAATACACAGGTAGAGAGTAAATAGGTGGAAAAGGAGGTAAAAAAGGAGGAATACGACGCAAACTTTCCATCCACTGAAACCATTTCGCTTCAGAAAAAACGTGAGGCCAGGGAGAAAGAAAATGCTAAATGGAAAGCAATTAATGACCGAGCAAAATTAAAAGCTCAGGGCAATGAAAGTGTTACTGAGTATGGAAGAGTTTTATTTAATGAGAACGCTGAAAAAATATCAATTGGCTTAGGAATATTATTAGAAGATCTTCTAGAAAATCCACATAAACCTGGGCCACATTTTGCTGCATGGCCTTTGCTTTTACATGTAACAAATAGAGGGCCAAGAACTATATCTTCAATTGCTTTAAGTGTGGTGCTAGACACCATTAGCGGTAGACCTTATGAAAATGATTTAGCTAAAGGGATAGGCCGAGCATTAGAGGATGAGTTAAGAGCAGGAAAAATAGAGAAAATGAACCCTCACTTGATGCGTTTAATCAAGAAAAAGAAGGGGCCAAAAGCTTTAAGTAACAAAAGAATATTGCAGCAGCTACGGATTGAGGATGAACGTTGGACAACAATTCAGCAGAAAGAGGTCGGAGGTTTATTACTTCAGGTCATTGTTGCTCATACAAATCTGATTGAGATCTTGCCTTTAAGTAACAAGGGAAAGATCAAAACGATTGTTGATGCAACAGAAGCAACGCAGGAAATTATCAAAAGGAACCCACCAAGACCAACACCAATAAGAAGGCTGCCTTTATTAATCAAGCCTGAACCTTGTTGGAGAATGTATAGACCACTAGATAATAAACCTTTCATCAGGTCAAAGAATGACATTAGTTACATCACCAATGAAGATTTAAAGGTAATTAAAAAGCCAGTCCATCACCTAGAGGGACAAGCGCTAGAAATCGACAAAAGGATGGTGGATGATATGAGAACTGCGTGGGACTGCAATATTCGTGGGTTATTTCCAGTCCAACGTGACCCCAAAGAAGAGCCTGTACCACCAACAGAACACATAGGATCAGAGGCATATAAAAATTATGTAAAAGAGAGATGGGCAGCACAAAAAGATCGCAACAATGGTGCAGGGATTAGAAATAAAATTGAACAAGACATAAGGGAATTAGAAGAGGTCGCAGGACGTACTGTTTACAACCAATATTTCGCAGATCAAAGAGGAAGAATCTACACATTGAATAAACTTGCAACACATCAAGGGCCAGATTGGTCTAAGGCTTGTATTAATTTTGCTAAGGGTAAACGCTGTAGTGAAGAGGGCTTTTCGTGGTTATTAAAGGCAGCAGCAGGACACTATGGAATCAATGATATTTGGCTAGGACGATATGTATGGGGGGAAGAACATCTTAAAGAGATGTGTGCGGTAGCTGAAGCGCCGTTAGACCATCTTGAGTTATGGAGAGATGCAAAAGATAAGTGGCAATATCTACAACTGTGCAGGGCTATTAAAGAACAGATCGACAATCCAAATAGTATTTCTAAATGTCCAATCAGATTAGATCAATGCTGTAGTGGCGTTGGAATCTCAAGCATGTTGACTGGAGATCATAGATTGGCGACTTGGACAAATTGTATTGGTGATAGAAAAAGCGATTTATATCAAGTCATTGCTGATCAAGTTCATTTAGCAGTTGCTAAAGATCTACAGACCAGCCCAACAAATAAAAAACATGCAGAACTTTGGCTTGATTATGGAATAGATAGATCGTTAATGAAACTTCCTTGTATGACTGCGATTTATGGGGCGCAATACTTGGGATTAGTAGATTATTTAGTTATGAAATTAGAAGAGAAAGCACCAGACAAAATGGTTTATGACTGGCAACATCATTACCTTTCTCCTGCTGGTTACTTGGCTAAAAAAATAAAACTGTCATTAGATCTTAATTTAGGAACAAGTTTCGACTTGGACAGGTGGTTAAAGTTAGTTGCTAAACAACTTTTAGAACAGAACAGGAAGATTAAATGGACATCTCCTATTGGCTGGCCTATTGAATTAGGTGATGAGATTGACCAAAGAAAGAGCGTTCACTCGTTAACAAGAGGCAAAAGGAAATGGACACCTTGGAACGAATACGAAAATAAAGATCTTTTCTCTGCTCGTATTACTAGGCGCTCAATTATGGCGAACACCATCACTAGCTTTGATGCTGCGATATGCCTCAAAGTAGTCTCCACATGTAGAGAATTAAATATGCAAATCCTTACAAATCATGACTGTTTTGCAACCATCCCAACTGACGCTGAGATGTTACATAAGATGCTTTTGAAACAGCTTAATGATACATTTCAAACGCACTGGCTAAAAAGAATGAGGAAAGAAATGTTGATTAATACTGGGGTTAAGAGTATTCCATACCCACCAGTACAGAAAACCATTTCGTGTCTAAGACCTGGAGAGAACCCATACGCTTATTCCTAGGGGCTTGCGTCTCCTGATCCTAGGAGTTATGGTTAGAACCTCTGCATACATACATAACAGATGCCTCAATCTTCAGTGACTCCAAAAGGAGAGTCAGTTTTCGCCTGTGTATTAGGAGAACCGAGAGAGAACAAATTCACTCCTGGTCAAAGAGAATGGACAATGGGTATTCGTTTTAAACCTGAAGAATGTAAGTACCTTCAAAAACAAGTCGATGATTTTGTCGCTGAATCTCATGGCAAAAAGAAGTTAGCGGCACATGGTCTTCCTTATGAACCTGAATCATTCACTAATGAGCAAGGGGAATTACAGCTAACTGGGTATGTGAAATTTAAGTTCAAAAGAAAAGAAAAGAATAAGCATGGGGACTTATTGGGTGCGCCTAAAGTAGAAGATGCAAACTTAAGAACTTGGCCTGAAGATAAATTGATCGGCAATGGCAGCATTGTTAGAGTTGCCTACAGGATTTTTCCTTATAACCAAGGTGGTTTAGGTGTTGGTCTATTTCTTATAGGCGTTCAGGTCTTAAAGCACGTTGAATATGATCCTGACGCAAACATCTTTAGCGTTGATGAAGAATATGCAGAAACTACATCTGAATTTGAGGCGGTAGGCACACCATCTTCATTGAATGTTGATGCTACAAATGCACAAGATCAAATCGCAAAAGCAGCAGCAAACTTGAATCAAGAAGGTCTTCCATTTTGATTAAAGATAAAGTTGCAGAATTTACTTTTTATGTTCCTTTAAAGAGTAAAGAAAGACCTCGCTTTGGTGTGAAAAATGGTAAGCCTATGCCTCCATATATGTCCAAAGAATATAAACAATGGCAGGCAGATTTAAAGGCACAAATGAGGGAGTGGTGGACTGCACCTCCCTTAGAAAGGGTTAAACAAGTTACCCTCCATTTCGGTGGCCCTGCAAGACATGACGGCGATAACTTATGTGGCGCTGTCTTAGATGCTGGCAAAGGTATTATTTGGTCTGATGACCGAGTAAGCATCATGCCTCATGGCGTTTGGATATGGAGCAAAACTAAACCTAAAGACTCGTACATTCATTTACAGGTAACTTACTAATGCAATGCCCAAAATGTAGAAAAACAAATACCAAAGTAATGGAAACTCGTAAACACGCAGAGTGTGATATGAGGGTCAGAATGTGCTTGGACTGTAGTTTTAAGTTCTCAACAATGGAACGTGTTTGCGTGTCTGTTGGTGAGCCTTTCGGAGTCTGTGAAGTAAGTCCAGTTCAACCAAACAAGGTTAAAAGAACAAGAGTCGCAGCACTTCCTTCAGGTGAAAAATATGTAGCCAAGGAGGACGCTGAAGTTTTAGATGGCATCGCTATAGATGTTCGACCATTGATCTGTAAATGGTGGAATGAAAGTAGATGGCTTAAGCAAAAGAGCAAAGCTGTTTGGTCAAGAGATGCTTTTACTTTGAGTGTTCAACGGTTATATGGATTGCCTTCTTACTTGCAAGAGGAATTGGCTAAGGCTGGCATTGAACATGGTTGGCAAGCTTTAAAACTTAGCTATATCAACCATGCTCCTGAAGAAACACCTAGCCCAGGAGGAGGTTTAGCTCCTAAAGATCCAGCTATGAATGAGGCAGTGAGGGAATGGCGAAACAAAGCAAGCTAACCATCCAAACATTCTTAGCAGCATCCGAGATGATAGCTGCACACTTAAGAATTAAAGAAGCTGATCGGTGGTCGGCTCAAATATCTCAACTAAAGTTTGTCTCTTTTTCTCAAGCCTACCCAGAGGTAAGTCAAGAACAATTTTTATGGGCTTCTGAGCAGTTTGTTCAGACAACAACTAATAAAGATTTCCTGCGCTATCCCACTTGGGATGAGTTAATGACATTTCTTTACAGGATTGAGAACGGAAAGCCTAATAGAAGTTGGGGATTCAAAGAAAACCTGCCTCAAATGTGTCAACCTGTCCCAAATCAATTGGCCCTAATGCCACCTAAGCCAGCATCCAATTATGAACCACCAGATAAAGAAAACAAACAGGCTTACAAAACTTTTAAAGCTAACCGAACGCTCAAAGGAGGGAATTGATGGACAAGTTAATCGACGATTCCCAGTTAATAAGAATTTTAGAACGTGGGCTTCTCAGTGGGAAATGGTCTATCGCTCAATTCAATAAAGGGAAGACTAATGGGAGGATACCAAGCGATAAATTTTTAAAAGAACATCCAGAATTTAACGACTTTAACTTTAGAGATCTAAAAACATTTAATGAACAACATGGGAAAAACAATTCCAGCTACCTTTCGTGATCCTTTCTTAGGTGATCACAAACTTTTTCGTGTGCGATATAACTCGCCAAAGATGAGAAATGGAAGTGCTGAGATCTTAGTCACAGCAGGTAACGCAGCCGACGCAAAAAGAAAAGCAGTTGCCCAACTTTCTAAAGAGCATCCTAATATAAGAGTCATTGTTGTAGGAGAAAGATGATATGAAGATGGCATTAATTGATGCAGAATTATTCTCTATTAAAGCTGCATTTGCAACAGAAAATTATACATTATGGGACCCAGAAAACCACCCTGATACATGGCATTACACCATTGATTATCAAGAAGCTTTAGCTAACTTTACCGACCAACTACACACTATTAATGATCTATTACCTGAGTATGGATTAGTACTTTGTTGGGGTCAGGGTAAAAGCTTTCGTTATGACGTTTGGGATACCTACAAAAGTGATCGAAAAAAGAAATTAAGATCAATTCCAGCAGGGTACGCAGAGTTTAAAAAGAAACTGCAAGAGAAATTTCCTTCTGCTGCTTTAGAAGGAATTGAAGGTGATGATGTTATGGGTGTTTTGTATTGTCCAAATGATGTGATTGTTTCTGAAGATAAGGACATGTTGACTATCCCTGGGCTACATCTCAGAGGTGGAGAGTTAGTAGAAGTTACAAAATATGCAGCCGATCATGCTTTTTTTACTCAATGTTTATCTGGAGATGCAACAGATTCTTATCCTGGCTTAAAAAAATGTGGGAAAGTAGGTGCTAGTAAAATACTTGCTAAATGTAAAAATGAAAATGATATGTGGCACAGCGTTTTAGCCGCTTATGAGAAGGCAGGATTTGATGAAAGATTTGCTTTAAGTCAAGCAAGATGCGCTCGAATATTAAGGCAAGGAGAATACAACTTAAAAACTAATACTCCCCTAATTTGGAATCCACCGATAAACTGATAATGTTCTGCATAGTTGCAGGTGTTTGAGCCTCTTGTTACTGAAACTTTAATCAAGAAATTAGAGGATACTTTTCCAAGTAATCCTCTTAGGTCTATGACCCATCGAGAACTTGATGTGATGATCGGACAGCAAGAGGTGATTGCCTATTTAAAGATGCTTCTTGAAGAGCAGAAAACTGATGAAGTTAACTTGGAGGTGATCTAAATGTGCATGGGTGGAGGCAGTGCAGCCACAATCGAAGTTCCTCAAACCGATGCTTATGACGCTCAGGCTGATTTGCAGATTGCCGCTATGCAGCAGACGCAAAACAGTACGGCGATGCTTAAGCAGGGTGAATTGAATTCTGCATTGGCAGCACAACAACAAGTATTAACAGAAGCAAGAGATTTTAAAATAGAGCAAGCGAACGATGTAAGAGCCAATGCTGCAAGGATGGCTAACTTAATAGGCGCACCACCACCTGAGAAGACAGCACAAGCACCTGTTGTTGGAAGAGATAGAGATCAAAGCCAAGGGAAACCAAAGGGAAGGAATAGCTTAAAAGTAAGAAGAAAATCAAAAGCTACCCAGGGCAAAGGCGCTGGCTTAAACACCAACCTCACCACTTATTAAGACCATGTGTTTCGGATCTGTTAAAACTCCAGAGATTAAATACGTTGGCCCTAGCCAAGAAACTTTGGATGCTAATCAAGCAAAAATTGATAATTACATAACTCAATCACAAGCTACAAATGACGCATTTCAAGCGTCTTTACAAACTCAAATAGACAACGCAAACACAGCAGCAAAAACAATGGCAGATCAACTAGCGGCTGACCGAGCAGCAGCACAAGCACAGTTAGCGAACATGCCAATCAACAAACCCACTTATTCAGTTACAACAACTCAAAGTGATCCTGTAAATGCACAGGTAACAGAAGCAATTAAGAAGAAAAAGAAAGATGACAACAAAGGAACATTGAAAGTTGCTCAAGGTGGTACTGCCAATACAGCAGGATCAACACTCAACTTGGGGGTATAGATCATGTGCATGGGTAGAAAGAAAAAAGCAAAAGCAGCAGCAGCCCAAGCTGAAGCCGATGCGTTAGCAGCAAAGAATCAAGCAATAGTTAATGCACAAAATGAACAATTAGCTCTTGAACAGGCTAATCAACAAACACAACTCACTAACTTTCAGACGGCCCAAGAAACTATTGTTGCTCAACAGAATCAAGCACAAGCTAATTTCGCAGCAGCCAGAGCATCTCAACAAGCAAGCTACGCAGCAGAGAAAGCTAGGATTGAACAACAAAACAGAGTCAATCAATCTGTTAGTCAGTCTTTGCAGGTGTTAGCGACAAGAGATAAAAAGAAAAAGAAAGTGCCGATGGCTGGTAAAGATCCATCAAGAAAAGGAGAAGGTAATCAAGCTAGATATAACTCACCTACTAAAGATCTACGAGTCGGCTTCTCCGAAAGAGAAGGCGGTGTAGGTGTCAACCTCGGAGGTTAAATGAAACTACGAACAGGCAATTGCGCTGCCACATATAAAGCGCTCGAATCAGAACGCAATGCACAAGTCGAGATAGGTGACACTTGCTCAAGCTTGACTCTTACATATCTTTCAAGAGATAACGATGGCTTTGGTCAAAGAGATAATTCCATCCAAAGAAACCCTTGGAATGGAGTAGGCCAGAAAGGTGTGCAGACAATTGTTGCGAAGCTACTTTTGAGCTTGCTACCTCCAACGGAACAGATATTTAGATTGACGATTGATGAAATAAAAATGGCAACGCAACAACAACAACTGTTGCAAGCAGGCGCACCACCAGAGGAACTAGCGAAACAAAAAACTGAATTTGATTTAGCCTTAGCAAGATTAGAAAGAGTTGTATTGAATGATGTTGAAACTTCTAATGACCGACTAGCTATTCAAGAGGCATTAACTCATTTAGTGGTTTATGGAAATGCTCTCATTTATATAGAAGAAGATGGGTTGAAATGTTTTCCGATGAGGAAATATGTTTTAAAGAGAGATGCTATTGGCAACCCACTTGAATGTGTGATCTGTGAAAAGATTGGTTATCAAGCTTTGCCAGAAGCAGTTAAGCAAATGCTTGTTGATGAAGATGGTGAAGTTAAAGGATTAATCCCAGGGGAAGATGCTCCTGATTATCAAAAAAATATTGAAGTTTATACACATGTTTATTGGGAAACTAATAAAGTCCATTGGTATCAAGAAGTTAAAGGGGTAGAGGTAGAAGGACAAAGAGGATCAGCACCATTAGATGAGAGTCCATTTTTGCCATTAAGGATGTATCGAATTGATGGTGAAAGTTATTCGCCTTCTTATATAGAAGCTGTATGTCTAGCTGATTTAAGAACAGCAGAAGCATTAAGTCAGGCAATCACAGAAGGTGCATTGATCGCAGCACAGACTAAACACCTTGTTAAGCCTAGTAGTGTTGTTAATCCTAAGAAGCTGGCAGAGGCGGCGAATGGTGCATACCTAGCTGGTAATCCTGATGATGTCTTTACGATCAGAACTGAGAAAGGAAATGACATGCAGGTGGCTCTTCAGAGCTTGGCAACAGTAGAAGCAAGGCTTTCAAAAAGTTTTATGCTTCATTCTCCAAGAGATGCAGAGAGGGTTACTGCGGAAGAGAACAGAATTTTGATCAACGAAATTGAAGCCTCGTTGGGGTCTGTATTTTCAATACTTTCACAAGAACTTGTACGTCCATACATTGCAAGAAAGCTTGTATTACTAACAAGAAGAGGCAAGCTTCCAACTCTACCTAATGACCTTGTTAAGCCAGTCATATCAGTTGGTTTAAGAGCATTAGGCAGATCAAATGATCTTGAAAAGACTGCAAGATTTATGCAAATACTTCAACAAACAATTGGCCCTGAAGGAATAGGTACGTTTGTTGACACTAGCGAATTGATTAGAAGGCTTGCATCATCTATGGGCATGGAGTTAAACGGTCTTATTAAGACTGAAGAACAGATTGCACAAGAGCAACAACAGGCACAACAACAAGCAATGATGCAACAAGCAATGCAGTCGGGCATGGCTGACCCTCAAAAGTTGGCTAATGCTGCTGCTACGAGTCAAGAAATGGCTCAACCTCAACCTACTGAAGAACAACAATGACCACCACACCAGGCCCAGATTTAAAAGAAATGCTCGGCCCAGGGCAAGAAGATTTACTTGACGATTTTGTTAAAGAAGTCGAAGAGGAACAAGCTGCTCTTAATCAAACTGAGACACAAGAACAACCTGAAACTGATGAAGAATTAATTGGTGGAAAGTTTAAATCTCAGGATGATTTATTAAAGGCTTATCAAGAAGCTGAGAGAAAACTAAGTGAAGGCAAGCAGGAAACAGAACAAACTGAAACCCCTGATAATTGGCCTGAAAAGCCTGAAGATTACACAAGGGAAGTAGGAGTCGAATTCTATGGAGAAGCCGTAACTGATTCGCTAGAAGCAGCAGGTGTTAACCCTGTGGAGATGTCTAGTAAGTTTTGGTCAGGACAAAATGTAGATGCAGAAGTCAATGCCCTTGTAGAAAAAGGTGGATTACCTAGGCCAGTCATAGAAAGATTTTTGAAAGGGGCTAAAGCAGAATCACCACAGCCACAACAGACAACACAAAAAACAGGTGATGCTGATTACTCGAACATTGTTAACACAGTAGGGGGTGCAGAAGATTACAAGGCTATGACTGATTGGATGACTAGCAATCTATCCGAATCAGAACTGACATCATTTAATAATGCTGTTGATGCTGGTCAGAGTTACGCACAAAAACTTCAAACAGTAACAGCAATGAAGGCTAGATATGATCTAAAGAATGGAGGTGGTGAACCTAAATTAATACAAGGTGGTAGTGCTACAGCTACAGATACTTTCGATTCAAAAGATCAAGCTGTTGCTGCTATAAGTGCAATGGATAAAGCAACAGGCAGAAGAAAATATGACGTAGATCCTAAGTACAGAAAGTGGGTTGAGACAACAATGAATAGATCTAATCAATCCATATTTGACAGTTAACGCTATTATTTTTATATGAGTTGTTCTGCACTTGTGCAGTTGATTAAGCCTCTTGCGGGAGATAACTTAATTAAACAAACAAAGAAAGACACTCACCTATAAAAAAATAGTCCAATGGCTAATGCCAGTTTAGACCGTTTAGGTCAAATTAAAGGCGCTAATGCTGTAGACGCTCTCTTTCTCAAACTGGGAATTAGTGAGCTTCTTTCAGCCTTCGAGCGCAATTGTGTATTCAAAGGTAAAGTAAAAGAACGCTCCATATCGGGCGGCAAATCAGCAGCCTTCCCCGTAAGTGGTAGAGCTAGTGCGGCTTATCATGTTCCAGGCGCTCCTATATTAGGGGCAACAAATAGCCCTGGTGATAGAAACGAACAGGTCATTAATTTAGATGGTTTATTAATAGCTGACCAGGTCATCTATGATTTGGACAGATTAATGAATTACTATGAAGACCGTAGTGATATCACCAATCAGCTAGGTTTAGCCCTTGCTTATGAGTGGGATAAGAGAGCCGCTAGAGTTCTCTATGCAGCAGCTAAGACCACAACAGAGCCATTAGCTAAAACAATTAACGCTAATCGCACAGGTCATAGCGCAACGCTTTCAGCAGGCTACGCAGCAGCAACTAAGAACGCCAAAGGCGACGAACTAATTGAAAAGATTAGTTCTATCAAAGTTGAGATGCAAAAGGCTGATGTTCCAACAGAGAACTTAGCTTGCGTTGTTGGCCCTGACGAATACGATTATCTACTTGACTCCACTAGAGCAATTAACACTGATTTCAACAGTGGTGGCGGGGAGAATGGATCATTCGCTGGTGGTCGTGTCTTGCGTGTTAAGGGCATAGATGTTCACATGTCAAACCATGTAACGCAAGCCGCTTATACAAACGGCACTTACGACAAGAACACTGCTTATCAGCAGAACTTGACTAAGAACAAAGCGATCATCTTCCACAAAGATGCAATTGGTGTATTGACATTGAAGAGTCCATCACTTCAGGTAACTGGTGAAGGTTCATCTTTCAATGTTATGTACCAGTCTTCATTGCTTGTTGCTCGTATGGCAATTGGTATGAATGTTCTTCGTGCTGAGTGTGCAGGTGTAGTCGAAATCCCATAATTTATTACTGGGAGGGAGTTAATTTCCCCTGATTTTGTTCAGTCAGGGGACTTTCTTACGAATAACCGATAAGATAAAGATTGCATGTGTGCAGTCTTTTTTTATGGGCTTAGATAAACAGTCACAAGCACCAGGCCGAACCACTCTTTTAGAAGCTGTAAACATTTGTCTACAGAACATTGGTGAGCAACCTGTTAATAGTTTGGAGACACAACAAATCAATGAAGCTGCACAGGCTGAGACAACTATTCTTGAGTTTTTTAAAGAAGGTCAAACAAGAGGATGGAGTTGGAACACCGAGCTTGCATTTGAGTTTTCCAAAGATACAAATAATCAAATAGTTCTTCCTGCCAATATTGCTTCTTTCGCTACTGATGAATATGAGTGGGACGGAAGATTTGTGATGAGAGGGCAAAAGGTATATGACAGAGAGAAAAGAACATACACAATTCCTGATGATGTATTAACAACACTCAAAGCAGATATTATTTCTTACTTGCCTTGGGATGAATGTCCAGAGATCTATAACCGATGGACAACGATTCGATCAGCCAGAGTATTTAGTGATCGAGTATTAGCTGATGATTCGATATTTAAGTACACCGCAATGGATGAGCAAGCAGCCCTAGTTGAACTGCAAAGAGTAGAACTAGATCAAGCACAAGCCAACGCCTTAACTGGTGGCCCTGGTCTATTGCCTGGTAGGACTTTCTCTCCTGGCTTTGGATTATTAGGCAGAACAAGGGGGTACGTAGATGGCTAATCTCGCCTCTTATACAATCCCGAATTTAATTCAGGGAACATCACTACAACCTGACGCTCAAAGAGATCCCACTCAGGGAGAAAAACAAGTTAATGGGATGAGTTCTCTTGCCGAGGGACTTAGAAAAAGAGAAGGAACTAAATGTATTAAGAAGGTTTCAACTTCTACATTTGGCGATGTTTTCTTTCATCAAATCCTGCGTGACTCTGGTGAAAAATATTTAGTAGTTATTGGAAAAACAGCAATAAAAGTTTTTGACTTAGATGGAAATGAAAAGACAGTTAACGCAGCTACTAATGCTTATAACTATTTAAACTCTGTAGTCAGCGCCAAGACAGATATAAGAGCAGCGACTATTGCCGACTTTACTTTCATTAGTAATACAAAGGCTGTTCCTGCAATGACCAGTGATACGGCTCCTTCTACTGCTCGGCCTGCTGCTCACGAATGTTTGATCTGGGTGAAGGCAGCAAATTACGGGCAGAAATATGAGGTCAATGTTAACGGAACATTAGCGACTGTTGAGACTGCTGTAGCTCCTGTTGTTGTTAGTGGAAGTACAACAACTGAACACAGAATTGATACAGCGACTATTGCTACAAATATCATCTCTGGTTTATCTGGTGTCTCTGGTGTCACCTTTGTCAGGAGTGGAAGTGTTATTCACGCAAAGTCAGCTAATGCCATAACTGTTTCAGCCAAGTGTGCTAGAGCAAACGCTGATCTAACTGCAATCACTAACTCTGTTCAGGTGTTTACAGAGCTACCAACGATTGCACCAGAGGGTTATCAAATAGAAATCGTAGGAGATCCAGGGAATAACTTTGACAATTACCACATTGAATTTGTTCCAAGATCAGGAACATTCGGAGAAGGATCATGGCAAGAGTGCGTCAGCCCTGGAGAGAAATATAAGATTGATGATTCGACAATGCCTCAAGTTTTGGTGCGTTTAGCTAACGGTCAATTCTATTTTGGCCCTGCTGATGGAAGTACTCAGAGTGGAACAAAGATTCCAAAATGGGGAGAAAGAACATGTGGTGATTCAACTAGCGCACCTAATCCAAGTTTTATTGGCTATCCCATTCAAGATGTATTTATTTATAAGGGAAGATTAGGAATACTAGCTGATGAATATATTGTTTTAAGTAGAGCAAAAGAGTTCTTTAGTTTCTATCCAGAGACAGTAACTACTGTATTAGATTCTGACCCGATTGATATTCAGGCAAGTAACAATAAAGTGTCAATCCTTAGATATGCCATACCATATCAGGATGAATTGATTGTATTTTCTGACCAAATTCAATTTAGATTTAATGCAGCAGAAACAATACTTACACCTAAAAGTGCAGTTATATCTGTACTAACTCAGTATGAAATAGACATTCAATGTAGACCTGTTCCCGTAGCTGGCACGATTATCTTCTGTCAAACAAACGGTCAATGGAGTCAGTTTAGAGAGTTTAGTGTCAAGGGCGCTGGTTCTGCTTTAGTTGCTGATGCGTCTGATTTAACTAGCTATGTCAGTAGCTATATTCCATCTGATGTTTATAAATTAACAACTAACGATACAGGTAATACTTGGTTCGCTTTGTCTGACAAGTCAGGCTATCAGAAGAGAATTTATGTTTATAAATACTTCTATAGAAACCAAGGGCAGGGAACAGAACGAGCGCAAAGCAGTTGGTCGTACTGGGAGATGTCAGGAGTGACAAAGATTCTTCAAATCCTTTGCGTTGAGGAAGTTATTTATTTATTAGCGGAATATGGCAATGATGTTTGGCTTGAGAAAGTAGCAGTATCAGATCGCCTTAGTGATGTAACACCAAGCCCATATCCGTTCCTATTAGATAGACAGATTTCAACTACAACTGAAACACCAGCAGCATTAAGAGTTAGTGCAGGAACTTATGACGCAATAACTAAAAAGACTACATGGACACTCAGTTATACAATCACATCCAAGACAGAAGCATGGTCAGGATATGCAACAACAAATATTGGAGGTGTGTATTTAGGTTCAGCTACAAGCGGTAATCAAATTGTTGCTGATGGTGATTGGTCTGGTGCGCCTGTTTATTTTGGTGAGCCTTATGACTTTGTTTATAGATTTACCAAGTTCAAACTTTATAAAGAAATAGGAGGTGGAAAAGCTGCAAGTAATACACAAAGATCACAGATAAGACATGCAAAGATTCGATACCACGAAAGCTATTACTTTGAAATACATGTCATGGCTGAACGTAGAGATACAGCAATTTATAAATATGACGACACAACATTAAGAGTAAGAAATTCAACTTTAGGAAGCGCTCTTCCTTCTGGAGGATATGGAGAAGATGAAGATAGATACCATGAAGGAGTATTCAGAATCCCTATAAATTCCAAAGGCGAAAATTGTATTGTCGAGATTCATAATGACACAATTCACCCTTGCAAATTTAGTACATGTGAATGGGTTGGATTATTAACAAGTCAAGCTAGAGGTGTTCAATGAAGTGGGCTGTGGCGACTCCTGCAAGAGTGGAGTACATAAGTAATAATGTAAGAAAGCAGGATGAAATCGAAGTGCATTATAGTCATGGTGTTACTGGCAAAGAAGCTGTGATTGGAAGTTGGAAGGAAAGTGAAATTTGTCATTGCATAGATGGAGATGATGGTTTGCCTGTAGGAATATGTGGTGTAAATGAATCTTTAATTTGGTTATTAGGAACAGATGATTTATTTGCAACTTCTAGTCATCGAAGACAATTCATTCGTGGAGGTCGGAAATGGGTTGATGGATTAATTGATGATGGCAATGACTTCCTACATAACTGGGCAATGCACTCTAATCAAATAACTATTCGATGGTTAAAGCATTTAGGTTTCACTGTTGATGTACCAAAGCCAATGGGTGCAAGCGCTCAATTATTTAGCCACTTCTGGAGGAAAGCGTAATGGATCCAGCAACCATGCTAGGTCTAGGCCAAATGGGTCTAGGCGTATTTCAATCAATCGCAGGGTATAAAGCCCAGAAACAGGACTACTTAAACAAGAAAGCTTTTCAAAGTGCTAATAACGAATTTGCTGCTTGGCAGGCTGGCTTTAATTCAAAGATTAGAGATGCAAATCAACAACATAATTATTGGAAAGAAACGGTTAATCACAACAGTCAGCTTTCCTATGTCAATGCACTTAGAAATGTTGAGCTAACAAAATCAATCAGACAAGCAGAAGTTGTTGAGCAAACAAGAGCAGCAGCAGGCGCAAGTTATATCAGCGACAGCGAAGCAATAAGCCAACAGTTTGCAGAAGTATCAATGCAAGATGCTGTTGCAACTAAGCAATATAGATGGAGAGCTTTACAAGCAAGAGCGTCAGTTCAGGCAATGGGCGCAGAGGGTAATTCAGTTGATCGAATAGTGAATGACTATTCAAGACAACAGGGAGATTATGAAGCGCTACAGCAGATCAATGAAGGGCTTAGAACAAATCAATACAACAGAACACAAGCGGCACAAGTTGCTCAATATATAAGTCGTTGGAATAGCCAACAGTTCTATGAAGAGCAGCCTTATATAGATCCAATACCACCATTTGCACCATTGCCAACATTGATTACTCCTAGTGGCCCAACCATGACAGGTGGAGGCCCATCAATGGGTGCAGCAATCCTTAATGCTGGCTCTGCTGTTCTGGGTGGAGTTGGTACTTACTACGACATGCAAAACAAAGCAGCAACTTTAAAAGCCCTAAAAGGTAACAACTAATGGCTACTGAAAAACAACTCCCTTTCGGACAAATAACACCAGTTGCAAAGCCTTTAGGTGCTTTCGTTAATCCTGCACAAAAGCAAACAGCAGGGGCCGCCAAGCCATCATTGATTGGTAGTGTTCCACAGATAGCTACTTTGCAAAGAGGAAGTCAAGGAAACGTACAAGGATATAACCAGTTTCAACAATTAGCAGATGCACTAGGGCCATTCACTCAAAACTTAGTGAAAGCAGGGGCGGCGGTATATGAAAATTATGCAAGAACAAATATGGAGATAGGCAGGAAAAATACTCCTGAATATTTACAAGCTCGTAATCAATTAGAACAGGCAAAACTCAGTCTGCAAGAACAACAAGAGAAAGGTGCTGCTGACTCCGAATCCGCTATTGATGTATTAAGGAAAACTGATCCTGATGCAGCCGCATTGTTAGAGGTAACAAATCCTTGGAGATTGACTGGACGTAGAAAGTTTTTATCTCAAATGATGGCAGCCGAAATTGATAATAAGTATGAGGATTTTATAGCCAATAATCAGCTTGAATTATCAAAGCTACCAACAGATCATCCACAAATAGCTAAGATTCAACATTCAATTATTACTCAATTACAAGATAAATATGGGCTAACTGGTGATGAACCTGAGTATGCACGTTATGTAATAGGAGCAGAAAATAAAGCTAGAGATTCTTTTAGAGATACGCATGAAACTATTTACCATGAAGCACTAGATATAAGTACAGTCGAAACTGCTGTTGCGTCATTTAATAAAGAGTTAAATAGCAAGCTTAAAGGTGGATTACAAACATACATAACTGACCCTGAGAATGGACAAATAACTCAAGGGGAAGTCATTACACAAGGGCATGAGCAGTTTTCATACTTGTTAGGTCAACACATGACGGCTCATTTAGATGACAAGTTAAAGCTGTTAGGAGGAAAGAGAAGACAAAAAGCTTTAAAGAAAATTTATGAAGAAGTCGTAGCGTTTTATTCAAATGATGAGCTTGCTATCAATGCAATCAAACAAATAAGAAGTGGAAGTCAATTAGACGAATTTGATAAAAGACCATATCTATTTGAAACAATGCCTTTTGCATTACTTGAGATGCAAAATGAAGGTTTAGAAGAACAAACTAAAGCAATTGAATTACAGGAAAAAGTAAAAGAAGATGCGTTAGATAATCTTTGGTATGCAGAAGGTGGCCCAGGCCAACAGAGACCAGGAACAGAAGATTACAAAAAAAGTCTTACTGCATTTTATGAAAGTGCAAAATCAATAAATTATAGAAATGTAGACGAATATATTGTTGATAGGAATAAAGATTTTTCTGGATTAGTAGGCTTATTACAAGCACCAAGTAAAGAAGAAATTAGTGAATTTAAAGAAGAACTAAGAACCCTTGAGCCAGAGGTCTTTGAAGGAGGGAGAAGAGATCTTTTTGAAAGAATTAAAAAGTTTGCATTGCCAATGAATGATGGAGGTAAATTAGAACGTGAGTTAATAAATTTAGTTAATGACAGACAAAAGTATTTATCTAAAAATCCACCATCTTTAAATCAGGTTATTAATCAAAGATTGCCTGAAATAATGGATTCAAAAATAAAACCACCAAATTTAGGGAGAGGTGGTGTTTTTGGAAGTTATATGGACGCAATTAACGCAACAGGTAACACAAAAGCAATCAAATTTAGCAATCAAGTTAAAAGGGGAGTATCAAAAGTATTTAAGCAAAAACAAAAAGAGTGGTTTAAAGAAACTGGGCAAACATATATGCCTGAATCAGTTGCAATTGATTTAGTTAATGACTCGTTTGACGAGTTCATTGATTCAGATCAATATACAAAAATTTATGACGCAGCAACGAAACAACCTGAGAAAGAAGAAGCAGTAAAGATAGATCCAAAACAAATCAAAAAAGACTCAAAAAATCAACCAGTAGGAATGGTTGGTTCAGAGAATGTTCCTGATCGTGTCGTTAAAAGATATAGAGAACGTGCCGTCTTAAATGCTACTTGGCTCTATAACGAATTGAAGAACCTGAACGAGGGAAAAGAGCTTAGTCCTCAATTAAAACAGTTTGCGGAAAGAGCTAAAACTTCACCAGAGCGTTATCTACTAGAGCAGCTTAGATTTTATAGAGGGCCAAATGATGAATATACTTTTGATCCTGATGGCTCGGTAAGGAAATATTTAGAAGGCTTAGTCAATAATAAAAAATCAACTGATCAAGCATCGTTGACTTATTTCAACAAAGCAATGGCTAGTGCTATTTCACCAGGGCCAGGTGATTGGATGCTCAATATGTTGTTTGGTGGCCCAGTCAATGCAGAGCCTATGCCAACTGCTGCTGGATTAACAACAGGAGATAACAACCAAAGATTTCAAGCTGCTGTTGAACTAGCCACAAAATTAGGTGCTAAATATCCTGAAGTTGTTGCTGCTCAATTTGCACAAGAATCTGATTTTGGTAGAGATCCTAGCGGTACAAATAACTTTTTTGGCCTAAAGGCTTTACCAGGAACAAAAGGTAGTTTGGTTAATACAGAAGAAGATGATGCTAGTGGCAAATCAAAGAAAGTTAAGGCTAATTTTATTAACTTTGATACTCAAGAAAAATCCTTTAAATATTTAATAGATAAGTGGTATAAGGACTATAAACATTTTACAGGAGTAGAATCAGGTAAGAGCGTTAAAGAAGTAACAAACTTATTGCAACAACAAGGATATGCTACTGATCCTAATTATGCAAAACACCTACAAACTCTTGTCCAAGAGTATTCTATCGGAGGTTAATCATGTCACTATTTAATCTAAAACCATTCGAGAAAGAAGAGCTTCAAGATATGAAGCCTGCTGAAATAGATTTTGCAGAAAGAAGAGAGAAATCAATAGAAAGAGCAGAGGAAGATGCTGGTGTATTGAAGCCGTTAGTTCAGTTCTATAACGTAGGAACCTCGCCTGACATGAACTTAGGCGCAGGACTGGGAGGCGTTGTTAATGGAGTTAGTAAACTTACCAACTCACTAGGAGATGTTTTATTTAAAAACGAAAGACATGCAGGAACATGGCGTGGTAATCCCGTTGTCTCATTGATGGAAGGATTATTGGTTGAGGGTGAATTAGAGAGAAGAGGGGATCAAGTAGATACTTCTGATGCTTGGCTGATCTCTGACGAGGCAAGACGATCATTCAGGAAGCCAATGATAGATGGAAAGAAAGGCGTACTGGTGCAAGGTAAGGATCAAGGCATTACTCCTGCTGATGATTTTGGCTTGATGATGTCAGGTGAAGTAGCAGGAGAAGCTATTGGTATTTACCTTGGATATGGAATTTTAAAGAACCTAAAGAGAACAGCTTTCTTTGCTCATAATGCAAGGAGATTTAGAAATACCAAGTTAGCCAAAGACCTTGCTGTTACAGCACAAAGAACAGACAGGGTAGGGAAGTTAACTAGGGCAGGAATTAAAGGAACTACCTTTACAGCAGAGGCAGGCTTTGAACAGTTCTGGGCTAGTCCTTTTCTTGACCATGACAACGATAATTTCTTAGGTGTATTTCCTGAAAGCGATTTTTTTCAGTTATTAGGGCAACAAGAAGAGGGTGATAATTATCTAACAAAATTCGGAAAAAGTATTCCAGCTAATACGTTTGCGGTACTACCTGTTCTTGGTTTTTCAGCAGCAGTCAAGCCATTAAGAAAAGCCATGCTTAGTGGCAATTTTGATTGGGTACAGGAACTTGGCAGAGCAGAGCTTGACCCATACCTACCTCATATCAATACCACTGATTATTTAGCTTTACCTGAATACAAGAAAGGTGGTTCATTAGTTCCTTCTGAAGCTGGCCCAATTACTCCAGCCGAGAAAGGTGGGGCAATGGTTCAAACCCCTGGTGGCCCTATCACTAAATACGATTCAGCTATCAGTAGAAGCCTTGACGAACAAACCCAAATTAATCAAGTCAAAGAGCAGAGAGAACGGCTAAAAAATATGGGCTTAACTGAGGTTGGAGATGGAAACCAACTTGAATTATCAGTTGGCAAAGTTGTAGAACCAGAAGTCAAACTTGCCATAGATGCAATAAGAAAACAAAGACATGCACTTATTAAACAAGCAGCAGAAACAGGAGAAGATCTATCAAAAGAATTTGATGAATTAGATATAAAACAACAACAAGTTTTAGATCAAGGATTAGGGGGTAAAAGTGGTGAAGATCTTATGGGTGCAAGACCTGGAATACAGCTAGAGCTACCTGATCCAAGACCAGAAGTAGACACTTATCTCGCAAACTTAGATGAGCTTAGTGATGATCAGTTAAGGACTTTATTTAACGATGTTTCTGAACCTTCTAGGAGACAACAACAACTAGACAACCTAAAGGCTGAATCTGACAAAGTTGCTGCTATTGAAGCGAAATTAGCTGAGATACAAGAGAAGATAGATCTTGGTGCAGATAAGGGCGGATATACACCCGTAGGAGGAAAACGACAACTAAACAAAGTCCAAAAAGAATTAGAAATAGCACAGCAAAACCTAGACAGATTAAAGGAATCAAATCAAACTAGCCGTCCATTAGTAGGTGATCAACTTAAATTAGTTTTAGATGAAGGTGTTGCACCAGATACACCAGCATCAAAAGGTGATTGGTCTGATAAGGACTTTGATTTTCAAAGAAGAGCCTTTGACGATGAAAAAGGTTTAAATCGTTTTATTGCAGCGCTTGATCGTGCATTTGGGCATGAATGGATAGATCAGCCAGTAGAAAGAATTGGAGATATGTTGAATGTTTTAAATCTTGGAAAAGTATTAACTGAAGAGAGTGTCAAAAAAGCAGGAAGAGATATAAGTGCTTTAACACCATTAGCAAGACAACTCCTTGAGAAAGCAAGAGAACTAAAGAAAAAAGGAATCAAGATTAAGCCTGAACCAAAGACAAAGATACAACCACCAAGTCCAGAACAAGTCACCTATTACAGAGAGCTTTTGTCTGAGCTTGGCAGAGATGATTTGAGATCAATTGCTTCTCCATCTAACAGTCCTGAAGTTGCTGCAATTGTTAAACAAAGAACAGGTCGAAGAGTTTGGTCAGCCAAAAAACAAGACATCATCAATGCTTTTGTTGAGTATTACGAGAAATCAGGGAGATTTATAAAACTAGAACAACAGAAACAGCTTAGTTTGAAACTTGGCGATACACGTTCTACAACACCGCTAACAAGATTAGTTGATGATGATGGAACGGTAAGTGTTCAACCAACTGGTGAATACATCCCAAGAGGAATGGGTGCTGATGCAAGAGAAGCAATGAAGGCAGACATCTTAAAAATTGCTATTGAAAATGGAGAGATACAAGCACCTAAAACACCATTACCAGAATCACCAATAACTAACTTCAATCAAGGTTCATTTATTGATGATTTGTTAACTGATGAATCAGGTCAAATGGCATTGCTATATGCAACTGACCAACTACCTACATATAAAGCAAGCGGCAAGAATCAAGGCGCACTTATAGAAGAAATGAGATTGAGATATGAATATCTACTAAAAGATGAGTTTGGTAAGAAAGCAGTTAGAGATGCGAAGTTGGCTTATGAAGGATGGGACACAATGACATGGGAACAAAAGAAAGCACGACTTGGTGGAGGAAATGTATTTGATCCAGAGCTAGAAATTAAACAACCAAGAGAGCCAAATGTTTATAAAGATTCAACTGAATTTAAGGCTGAACTAAAAGCCACGCCTCCACGCAAACCAAATACTTATAGTCAGGTCTGGACTCCTGAAGGGCCAGTATCCAAGGAGGTGGCAAGCAAACCCAAACCACCAGAGGTAAAAAAAGCAGAGAAAAAAGTTGACACTACTCGCACTAAAGAGATCAACTCAAACAGCAAACAAAGAAAACTTGATCTCGCTGCTCTTCGCAAACAGCGTGAAGACTTACTAAACAATTCCAAGGGAGCTAACTGCTAATGACTGATTGCAACAACATCAACAATAACCTTGATGCGATTGACGCAGAGATCAAACGCTTAGAGGCACTAGAAGCTAAAGAATTAGCTGAACTTCAATCAATCAAAAGCAAAGGCACGACTAAAGGAGTCAAGCGAACGCTTAAAGATTTTGAAGGAAATGATATGACGATTAATAGTAAGGATTATTGGGAACAAGTAGAGAAAGACAATATTGCTAGGGGAGGTGATGACATCCAAAACCTAGTAAAAGAGGGCTTTACGAAAGATATAAAGCCGAAAGGTTCTACAGGCAGCATGATTAATTATGGTCAAATTCCACCAACAGAAAAGAACCTTGCAGGCTTGTTAGAGGTCTTAGGACTAAAGAGAACACAGACAGAAAAGGGCGTTGAATTAATGCGTCCATTTACGCAACAAGCAGCATCACAAGCAGCTATTTCTCTTGCAAAAACAGAGGGTGGAAATCCTGTTGCTTTAGGGAAGATGTTAAAAAATAAGCTTAGAGGAATAGATCAATTACCAGTCAATGTCTATACAGCAGCGAGATTAAGAAGAGAAACATCAATGGCATACGCTGATGCTTTAGATGAAATTGCCGAGTTAATTCAGATCGGTGGAGTTACACCACAGAAGATGGGAGAAGTTGCAAATATTGGAAAATGGGCGCATTTCTTTGAACAAATAGATGCACAAGCTAGAAGGAAACTTGGACAAGCATTTAAAAGCCTTCAATTTAATGATGGCTCGGAAAGTATAAGAATGTTAGATCTTGAGAAAGATATTGCTGCTCTGACTTGGGATGATGTAAGTGGAGGCAGTTTACTTGCTCAGGTTGCTGAACATATTGCAAAAGGAGATGTTCAAAAATTAAAAGAACTTGCAAGAGCAAAACGCCTTGGTGGTCTTTTAGATGCGCCTGTTAATAGACCTGAGTTTTGGGCTGAATTTCACATAATGAATCAGTACAGGAAAGATGGATTATTTAGCGCAATTGGTTCTTGGGCAATACGAAACCCTGCCTCAACAGCAGTTTCTTTCGCTTATGGCATGACAGATATTGTTGAGGGTGCATTGCGTGTTGGCATCAAGGATGAACTAAAAGCGTTTGGCATGGGTGCTAGAGCCGTTTTAGATGCACAGTCACAAGCATTTATGAACGCTAGAGATGCCTTCTTCCAAGGACAAGCAAGAATGGGAGGAAGGAATGTAAAAGAAATATCTCCAGAAATTCTTTCAGAAAACAAAGCTTTTGTAGAAGGTTCTTTTGATAAAAGCTACCACCTTGTTTTTGGTGAAAATGGCTTAAACCCATTCAAAGGAAAAGCTGGTATCCATACAAAAGCAATCGCTTTAAATAATTTAATGAGTGCTTCATGGCGAAAAGTTTTAGGAGATGTTGTTGAAAAACAAGCTGCTAAAAGAGGTATCGAAAATGTTTCAACAGGATATTTGCCAAGTTTTAGAGCTTTAAACGCTTTTGATGAATGGCTAAGGACAACTTCTTTTGCATGGAAAACTAAGCATGAAGCGGCTCTCAGATCATTAGATGAAGGGAATGAACTTGTAAGAAATGGAATATTAGACGCTAAAGATCTTGATCAATTTGTTATTCAAAACTCAGAAGAACTTACAGAAAATGCTGTATTTAATGGAAAGATGAGTGATGATGATTTAATCAAACTTAGAAGAGAAATAGGAGTACCGTTAGGAGAGAATATGGATAATCCGACATTAAGATTAAAGATGTTTAATGATCTTAATGGAGTACCAAATTTAAACGATGAGTTTGGAAAATTAGGAAAAGAAAGAACTGATGATGTTACTTTTACAAAGCAAAGAAAAGATCCATTCAATGTTGGAATTTCAATAGCTCGTCAACAGCCAGCAGTAGAATTTATGCTTCCTGTTTGGCGTGTTTTATCTAATGGTTTCATATGGGGATTAAAAGCTGATTTTCATGCAAACTTAATAAAGCTAGGTATTGATGAAATAAGAGCAAAAGGAGGTGACATAACACCAGCAGTACTAAGACAACAAAGAGCTAATACTATCGTTGCTACAGGGTTTATGGGTGCTAGTTATGCCTTATGGCAGATGGGAATATTAAAAGGTGGATTATCCTTTAACAAGGAAGAAAGAGACAGAAGGATAACAAATAAAGAAAAACCTTATTCTATAAACGGTTTTGAATTGTCTAGTTCAGTAAAAGGCGTTGATTTTATGGACATGATGTTTTTAAACATTGATGTCTTACAGGCACACCATGAGGGTTTAATTGATACTCCAAATCTAAGTGAATGGTTAATGAAAATAGGAGCAGCTTATAAGACAGCATTAACTAATAAAGCTGGCATGTATCAGATAATTAATTTTGGAAATCTGCTTAATAGTGAAACTCAACGAATGGATGCAGCTAAATTCTTTGCTCAAAGTAGTAACGGTTTATTTCCACTCGGCCCTTCTGGAATATTAGGTAATTTTTCAAGAGGTTTTAGAGATCCTAATGAGCAAGTTGTACTCAGAAGATTTCCTTCAGCAGAAGAATTAAGAGCAATGGAAACCGATGAACTTTATATAATGCTTGCACCAGTTATTAACGGATTACAGCAATTTGCAGAACAATCTAATAAGAATGTTCCTGTAATGAATCAAATATTTAAAGCACCAACAATTAATAGAGATTGGAAATGGCAAAAAGTAGAAAGACCTTTGGGATTACCTGTAGATCAAGCAACACCATTTATGCCAATAAAAAGACCAAAAGATCCTCTATATGACTGGGAAGCATTGCATGGTTTTGGAATGAAACCACGCCCTAATTATCAAGTTGCTGGTATCACAATGTTGAACGATGAAGAATATATGTATAGAGAACACATGGGAACAGTTGTTGCTGAACAGCCTGCTTACAACGTCATAGGGCCAAAATCACAAACAATTATGGGTGATATTGATAAGTATGTGCAGGGTAGGAATTTAATTGATGCGTTAAGAAAATTAAGCACAGATTTTGAATATAACCAAAGACTTAATCAGGCATACACTCCAAGCTTGACCGCCCCAAATAATAAAAACAAAACACTAGGAGGAAGAACACAAGGCATTGGTAATGAAATATCAAAAGAGATTTACGAACCCTATAACGCAATTGTTAGTTACTACGACAAGCTTGGAATCTTACACATGTATAACAATTCACCAAGTTTTAAAAAGAGGTATGACGCAATGATTGATGAACGTGATAGGAAGATTCAATTGTTTATTGAGCAAGAAACCTCGCTAGGAGTAGGCCGTCAATAACAATAAACGTGCCATTAAGCCTGAAATCGGATAACATAAAGACTGCATCTGTGCAGATGAGTGGCTCTTTCCTATAACGAATTTACTAGCGTCGGCACAACTGCGTGTAATCTCAGTTGGTCTTTCCTTCTGAGAGCGCATGTCAAGGTATATAAAAATAGAGATCGACTAGCAGATACAGGAACACTCCTGTCTGAGACTACCCATTACACATGGACAGGTGCTAGTCAGATAACACTTGCTACTGCTATTACTTCAGGTGAAGTAGTAACAATTGAAAGGCAGACTCCAGGTTCAGCACAATTATCACCTTGGACTGATGGATCAAATTTAACGGCAGAAGCATTAAATAATGCAGACTTGCAGAACTTATATGTCGTACAAGAACAATCAGATAGTAATGACCTAGGAGCAACTAAAGCTATTGCTGCAACGACTGCTGCTAATACTGCAACTACAACTGCTAATAACGCAACCACCACTGCTAACTCAGCAACCACTACAGCTAACTCAGCGACTACAACTGCTAATTCAGCAGTAACCACAGCAAACGCAGCAGAGACTAAGGCTGATGCAGCAGTATCAACAGCCAATACTGCCAGTACTAATGCTTCAGCAGCAGTTACTACAGCCAATACTGCAAGCACAAATGCTACTAACGCTGTAACAACTGCTAACGCTGCAAGCTCAACTGCTAATACTGCAAGCACAAATGCTTCAAGTGCGGTTACAACTGCTAACTCAGCAACTACTACAGCCAATACTGCTAATACCACTGCCACTACAGCGTTAAATAACTCAAGAGAATCAGACGGTTCTGGTGGTTATACAACAGCTATTTCAAAAGCAAATACGGCTGTAACGACTGCAAACACTGCAAGCACAAATGCTTCTAATGCAGTCACAACAGCTAACTCTGCAACCACCACAGCAAATGCAGCTACTACAACTGCAAACTCAGCTAGTGCAACTGCCACCTCTGCTCAAAACGCTGTATCTGCTGCTGTTCTTTATTCTCCTGTTACAAATGTTTCTTCTATTCCTGGTAGCCCCAGTGATGGAGATTACATAGAAGTTGCTGATAGTACAGGTATTGAATCATTTAGTCCTTTAGCGTCTTTACCTTCTGGGTTTACTGGTGATGCTGGATTAACAGTCAGACTTAAATACACAACTTCAGGAACAACTTGGAATTATCTTTCTTACTTTGCGAATGATTCAGAAGATAGATATTTAGGAGTTTATGGAAAACATGTTCCTACTCAAGAAACTTATATAGTTAAGGTTGTTGCTAAGACTGCTGCACATAAAGAGCAAGGTAATGGTTCTTCTAATGGCTACACGATAGGAGGAATACAATCACCTCATCTTGAATTAATCCCTGGAAATACTTATAGATTTGACCAAGCTGATTCGAGCAATAGTGGACACCCAATAGCTTTTTATAAGAAAAGGGATAAAGCTGGTGGTGCTTATACAACAGGAGTTACATCAACAGGAACCCCAGGAAGTTCAGGTGCATATACACAAATAACAATTAGTGATGATACCCCTGGTTACTTGCATTACCAATGCCAGAACCACGCCTACATGGGCGGGTCGATTAATGCGAACACCGCTTCAGGTGGTGGGGCTATTAACGATTGGCTGTATGAAAATGCTCAAACTGTGAGCGAGTCATACACCATCACCTCAAACAAAAATGCTATGGCCGTTGGGCCAGTCGCTATTGGAAGTTCAGTGACTATCACTATTCCAAACAACTCTGTCCTTCTCATTCATTAAGTCATGGCTTACGGCAAAATCAAAGTTGATACAATTACTTGGGATAACTCAGGTACAGACACAGACATTACTGTTTCTACTATTCCAACAGCAGCACAATTAGCAGCTAAAGCACCACTGGCCTCTCCAACATTTACTGGTACACCGACTGTTCCAGGTTATGCACCACTCGCTAGTCCAGCACTAACAGGAACAGCAACGGCTGTGAATATCACCTTGTCGGGGAATTTAGTTGTAAATGGTACGACTACTACGATAGACAGCACAAACACGACTATATCGGACAATCTAATTGAATTAAATAGCGGAGCTTCTAGTAACGCTAATGATTCTGGAATAATTATTGAACGTGGTTCTACTGGTGATAATGCAATTTTTGCTTGGGATGAAAGTGCAGATAAATTTATCGTTGGAACAACAACTGGTACTGCTAGTTCTACGGGAGATATAACAATTACAGCAGGTACGCTGGTTACTGGAACAGTAGAAGATTCAAAGGGTGAATTAAGAACTATACCTCAACTTTCTAAATCTTCAGCCCATACAATAGTAGCCGCTGATGCAGGTCAACATTCAATTAATAGTAGTGGTGGTTGGGTAATAAACACGAGTACAGGTTTCACAGCAGGCCAAGCAATTACGTTGATAAACAATAGTGGTTCTGATCAAACTATTACGTCTACAGGTGTAACCCTTTACAACTCTGCTGATGGAAGTACTCCTACAAAAATAGCGACAAGAGGGATGGCTACTGTTATTTGCACAGCCTCTAATGTCTACTACATCTCAGGTGCAGGACTTTCCTGATATGTACCTACTAATTATTAAATAAGGAGATTAATTATGACACCAATTCAACACTTAATGCTTGGCGTAGGTGCATCAAAGAAGACGTATCTGGACGATGTGTTTAGCACACAGATTTATAATGGAAACGGTGGTACTCAAACAATTACTAATGGTATTGATTTAAGTAGCGAAGGTGGTGCAATTCTTACTAAACGTAGAGATAGCTCAACAGGTAATGGTCCTTGGTTTAGTGACACTGTAAGAGGTATAAATAAATATATATCTACATCTGATAGTGGTACAGGAGGCGACAGTTCTTCTAGTATCAGTGCTGTTAGCTCAACAGGATATTCGTTAGGTTCTTTTTCTGGTTGGAACAATTCAGCAGGGAACTACGCCTCATGGTCATTCCGCAAGGCACCTGGGTTCTTTGATGTTGTTACCTACACGGGAAACGGTACGGGTGGTAGGACTATAAGTCATTCGTTGGGGAGTGTTCCTGGCTGCATAATAATTAAATGTACGTCTGCTTCAAAAGATTGGCAGGTAGGTCATAGAGGAACAAAAGATACTGATCCTTGGAATTGGACGTTGAAATTGAACTCTACTAGTGCAGCAGCCGAAGAAACTGGAGGTTGGAATGATACCGCCCCTACTTCTAGTGTGTTTTCACTAGGTACAAATCATACTTGTAATTTAAACGGTGAAACCTATGTAGCCTACGTATTCGCAGGAGGTGAGTCCATTGCTGCGACGGCAAGAAGTGTTTCATTTGACGGAAATAACGACACCCTCAGTATTGGTACACATGCTGATTTCGCAATGGGAACAGGAGATTTGACTTTTGAAGGTTGGTTTAAAAAGGATGCTGTAGGTACTTCTAAAACAATTTATCATGGTACTACTGGAGGAAATGCAAGTAGAATATCTATATCTATTGAGCATGATTATGATCAACTTAGAGTATATGTAGATAATGCCGCAAAAGACTGTACAACTTCAATTACAAGTGGTCAATGGTATCATTTTGCATGGACTCGTCAGGGGACAACCAGTAGATTATTTCTAAATGGTATTCAAGAACTGTCATGGACAGATAGTATAGATTATGCTGCCCCATCATCGGGGAGCGTTCATATAGGAAGTAATGGGGGTGGTTCATATTTTGACGGTGACATTTCTAATTTCCGTATTGTCAAAGGAACAGCAGTTTATACATCATCATTCAGACCACCAACTGAACCATTAACGAATATAACTAACACCAAGCTTCTGTGCTGTAACAATAGTTCTGTTACTGGTGCAACCGTAACCCCTGGTACTATCAGCCAATGGAATCCAACAGCATCAACCGATTCGCCATTCGATGACCCTGCTGCATTTACCTTTGGAGCCAGTAAGGAAGGGATAATTAAGTGCGGTAGTTATGTTGGAAATGGTAATGATGGTGCTGCTGATGGCAATGTGAACGGGCCTAAGATTACGCTAGGATTTGAACCCGCATGGTTACTTATAAAACGTAGTACTGCTACTGAAGATTGGCAGATTTACGATTGCATGAGAGGTATTCCATCTAATACAGGTACAAAGAAATTAGCTCCTAATAATTCTGATGCAGAAAGTGGTGATTTAAATTATCTTCGTTTATCAGCAGACGGTTTTCAACTCGCAACTGCTAATCAACAAATTAATGCTGATGGAGACACGTACATCTACATGGCAATCCGCCGTCCAGATGGATACGTTGGCAAGCCTCCCGAACTTGGTACGGATGTATTCGCTATGGATACGGGTAATGCTACTGCAAGTACTGATCCAGCTTTTGATAGTGGATTCCCAGTTGACTTTGCTTTCTTAACATCACCTGCATCAAGTAGTCAGCGGTTAGTTGGTGCAAGATTGATGCAAGGAAAATATCTAAGAACAGATGCTAGTGATGCACAAGCTAATGCAGGTCATTTTACTAACGACAGTAATGAAGGTTGGAAGAATTGGAGTAATGGTACTGGAGAACAGGCATGGATGTTTAAACGCGGCACTGGTTTTGATGTGGTGGCATTTAAAGGGAATTTAGTAAAGCATTCTATACCGCATAACCTCGGAAAAACTCCAGAGATGATGTG